CGCCACCCCCGAAGCGAAACAGTGGGAAGGCTGGGGCACCGCTCTGAAGCCCGCCAATGAACCGATTGTGCTTGCCAGAAAGCCTTTGAGCGAAAAGACTATTGCGGAAAACGTGATGAAGTGGGGCACAGGTGGGCTGAATATTGATGGGTGTCGGGTAGGCACGGAGCAGATGGGCGGCTACGTAGTGAAAAGCAGTCTTGGTCGGAGGACAAGTGAAGGTGGGGAACACAAAGACTTCATAGCAACATCAGCTACAGGCCGTTTTCCCACCAACGTAATACTTGACGAAGAAGCTGGGCGAATGTTGGATGAGCAACAAGAGGGTGCAAGCAGGTTCTTCTACTGTGCTAAGGCTTCTAAGAAGGAACGGAATATGGGGTTAGAGGACGTAGAACCGACGACCGTTGATGACGGAAGAAACAAACCCATCGACAACCCATTCTTGCGTGGAAAGACACCTAGACAAAACACGCACCCAACAGTCAAACCTGTTAAACTGATGGAATATCTAATTACACTCATAACCCCTCCGAATGGGATTGTCCTTGACCCGTTCTTGGGAAGCGGAACAACGGCTCTGGCCGCCCTAAACCTAGGGCGGTTTTTTATTGGCATCGAGCTTAATGAAGAATACGTCGAGATGGCAAGGAGGCGAGTTGCCAGTCATACTGCGCAACAAGAGTTGAAGTTTGCTTAATAATATGGTTGCCGGCGCAGACTGGGAATGCTCGGGCTGCGCCGGAGGGGACTAAATGCGCAAATGGTTAGCCGGGGTGGGGGCGTGGCGCATTTAACTTGAAAGGGTGAGTCTTTGTCTCTCAAGGCGGTGCCCAAACCAGAGAAGCGGATCAGGAATAGGGCCTTGCTCAAGGCCATGCGAGAAGAGATACCGTACTGTGAGCGATGTGGAGCGCCGGGTCACGGAGGGCTGCATCATATCAAGTACCGCAGCCAAAGCGGGGATGACATTCGTGAAAATCTCATCCGGTTATGTTACCAGTGCCACTACGGCATCCACCATGCCAATTATGACAAGGCAGAGCTTATCGCAGTCGCGGCCAAACGCGAGGGCAAGACCGCGGAAGAGGTTGCCCAAGCTATCGGCGTAGTCCTGTAGGAGGTGATCCATCCCATGCGCTCCGCAAGGCAGGGGAACGCGAGGTAACAGGGAGGTATGGCGTATGTCGAGGGAAGATCCAAGGGACATTATAGCGAGAATCGCTGCAGAAATTGCTTCGAAGACTGCACTGGACGTATATACGAAGCAGAAGGAGAAAGAAAACAAACGCCGGAGAGACCGAAGGTTGCGGGACACCAAGCGTTTGATGAAAAACTATCGAGAGATTAAGATCCATGCAGGAGATGCCATTGCTTCCCTGGCCGAGGTTGCAGATGAAGACTATGAGTTCTTCAGGATCATGCTGGGATACGATGAGAATGTTGATGTTGGAGCCATAGTCAGGTCAAAAGCTCGTTCCGCTATTATGCTCGCCCACATCGATGCCATGCTGCGGGCGTATGAGATCATCTGTCTTACCTCTAAACGGCCTGAAGAACAGAGACGTTATCGTGTTCTAGAGGCGATGTATTTGAGGGACGAGCCGGTGCCTGCTAAAGACATTGCAGAGGCCGAAGGCATTGACCTAAGGACAGTGTACAAGGATCTCGATGCCGCTTGCGAGAAGATGAGCGCACTGCTTTTTGGGATACAGTGGATCGAGAGAGAGTAAATTGAGCGCCTTTTAGGGCAAAAAATGGGCATTTACAATATACATCGAATAGGATAACATGTAAGGTAGTAAAATTCTAACTAGCCGGCGGCTCCTCGAAAGGGCCGCTATTTTTTTGAGGAAAGGAGGCCTATGGCTACGTGTTTTGCTCCTTTGCACGTAGTTGGGGGGCTGCTGTTCGGGGCATATCTAAGCTTCACCTTCTTGCTCGCCTGGACAAACTTCACCCCGATTCTGAACATCGCCAAGGCGTTCATCGATGGATTTCATCGCTACTGTCAAGGAAATCTCTAAGCAGCTGGGGATGAAACCCGAGGAAGTGTTTAGGCTATCTGACTTCTCGAAGGAAGAATTCCTGGCCATGATGACCAAAGGTGTGAAGGGCTACAGTAAAGCGGAGGCACTTGCAGACATATAACAAGTTCAGCTTTCCCCGGGGTTATCTCTTTACGGGAGGTGCGGTCATGACGATTGCTGAGAAGTTACGTAAGACTGATCCAGAAACATTATTCGAACTCATAGTCTGCTTTAGGCTTGAAGGGTTGGCAAAGGAATACTTCCCGGAGAGGCTTGAAGACCCAGAGGGACTGAAGGCGAAGGAAGAAGCACAGGAGCGCGAGGTTACTGAGCTGATGAGAGCTGATGTCTACACCGGAAGGGTGGAAAGGCAAAGAGGCGCGCTCACCCAGACGCATCGTCCCGTCTTTAAGTAGCAAGTAGCGAAGATTCCGCAGCTGTAGCCCAAAAGAAAAAGGTACTTTGACGGCCCAGGAATTTGCTTGCGGGCTCGCCGACCCCAAAAAACACTCAGTTAGTGAGGAATTTTTTGGGCCATTTCGCTTCGTTTTGGAGGAAAAGGAGGATTGTGGCATGGCGGAAAAACCCGAACGAGACGAGATAACGCTGGATACGCTCGTTTCTACGAAAGAGCTTGCCATCGTCCTCGGATTGTCTACGAGAAGAGTTCAACAGCTTGTTCAGGACGGGCAATTTGAGCCCGTCAAAAGAGGACGATTCAACTTGGCGAAGTGTGTCGCCAGGTACATCGAGATGAAGGAGGAGGATGTTTCCTCCGAGGAAAAGGAACGCCTCGAAGCGGAGCTGAGCATAAAGAAGGCCAACGCAATCATGAAGGTTCTGGAGGCAAAGGAGCTCCAGGGCAAGATGCATCGCTCGGAGGACGTTGCAGCCATGACGGAGGATCTTGTTTACACGATCCGAGGCATGCTCCTGGCCCTGCCGGGTAGGTTGGCCATTGACGTTGCCAACACGGACGATCCTGCCGAAGCAGCAGACCTGATTCGTAAAGAGGTATACGCCATCATGGAGGAGCTCAGCCAATACAGGTATGACCCAAAGAAGTACGAGCAGCGAGTGCGCGAGAGAAGGCGCTGGGACATAGAAGAAGATGGTGAGTCTGATGAAGGCATCTGAGCTTCGGAGGCTTAATGCGGCAATAGCGGGGCCGGTTTCTGGCTTCAAGCCTCCGGAGAATCTAACGGTTTCGGAGTGGGCCGACAAGAGACGCAGGTTATCTCCCGAAGCCAGCGCCGAACCGGGCCCCTGGCGAACATCTCGGACTCCCTACTTGAAGGAGCCCATGGACGCATTCACGGATCCTAAGGTGAAACGCATTGTCCTAGTATCGGCGTCGCAGGTAGGAAAATCAGAACTGCTCAACAACATCATCGGGTACATCATCGATGAAGACCCGGGCTCGATTCTTTTTATTCATCCCACGACTATTGACGCAAAGGAATACTCGAAGCTCCGCATAGCTCCAATGATAAGGGACTGCCCTACGCTAAGAAGAAAGGTTGCCAGCCCCAAAAGCCGGGATAGTGGCAACACCATTCTACAGAAGGCGTATCCAGGAGGAATCCTCACATTGTGCGGATCTACTGAAGCACACGCCTTGGCCTCTAAGCCTATACGGTACATTCTCGGTGACGAGAGAGACCGCTGGGCACTGTCGGCCGGCAGTGAAGGTGATCCCTGGGAGCTGGCCAGAGCGAGGCAGATTACCTTCTACAATGCAAAGGCTGTGGAAGTATCTACTCCCACCATCAAAAACGCAAGCGCGATTGAATCCTCATTCGCTGCCGGGACCATGGAGCGATGGTGTGTTGCGTGTCCCCAGTGTGGGGAGTACCGCAACATCACGTTTGAAAACATCCGCTATGATTACGAAGAAAAGATTGTGGCGGGGAAAAAGACATACACCGTAAGTAACATCTACTATGCCTGCGGCGCATGTGGGGGTTTGTCCACGGAGGCCGAGGTTAAGGCCCAGCCGGCCAAGTGGATCGCTGAACATCCGGAAGCATACGAACAAGGATGTCGTTCCTTCTGGCTAAATGCTTTCGTAAGCCCCTGGGCAACCTGGGAGTCAACGATATTGGAGTATCTGAATGCTATCGGGAACTCCAGAAAGCTCCAGGTTGTCTACAACACTCGCTTCGGTGAGCTGTGGGAAGACCGCAGCGGTCTCGAGGACGAAGAGTCCGTCATGGCCAGACGCGAGGAGTACGAGGCAGAATTGCCTGAAGGCGTGCTCGTCTTGACCTGTGGCGTGGATACCCAGGATGACCGCTTGGAGTTCGAGGTGGTTGGGCATGGCCACTTCGGTGAAACCTGGGGTATTCGCAAAGGGGTGATCATGGGCAGGCCTGACGACCCGGATGTATGGGAGCAGCTGGATGATATCATAGACAAAGTTTACTACTTCGAAAGCGGAGTCGGCTTAAAGATATCCATGACATTCGTGGACGAGGGTGGCCACTTCACCCAAGAGGTACGATACCAGTGCCGAGAACGTCTAAACAAGAAAGTGTTCGCCATCAAGGGCCGCGGTGGAGATGGTATCCCTTATACGTCTCCGCCCAAGAAGCAGAAAATCATAATCAAAGGCAGGTCCGTGGGTACTTGTTGGCAGTACGTAATCGGTGTTGACGCTGGTAAGCAAATCATCATGGATAATCTTCGGGTTCAAACCCCAGGTTCCAGGTACTGCCACTTTCCCAGGCGAGACGATTATGGGCCAGCCTATTTCAGGAGCCTTCTGTCTGAGAGACTTGTTTACAGGCCTGAAAGGAAGAATCCGTGGGTGTGGGAGAAGATACCTGGCCATGAACGAAATGAGGCTTTGGACTGCCGAAACTATGCTCTTGCAGCATTCAAGGCGCTGCCACTCGATCTGGATGCCATAGAAAGACGCCTTATAGAGGCCAAGAAAGCGAGGGAACAGGGAGCGGTGGAAACGACTCTAACTCGGCAGCCTGTCAAGCGCACTAGACAGCGCAGGAAAGGCAGTTCGACACTGAACAGATATTACGATGATTGGTAAAGGCGGTGAGATTGATGCCTACCAAAGAAGAAATTCGGATTCGCCTTGAGTTCTGGCAAGCTGCTTTGCAAAAGCTGAGGGCTGCTTATATAGCTCTGGTGGATGGAGGAGTGCAAAGCTACACCATCGACAACCGCTCCCTCACCCGTTTCGATCTCCCGTCTTTATTGCGAGAGATTCAGCAAGCAGAGCGCAAGGTTGATGAATTGACGGCACTGCTGACGGGCCGTAGGCCCAGGAAAGCATTTGGCGTGGTGCCACGTAACTGGTAGGGTATTCGTCCGCAAGGACTTTACCACGGGTCGTGCGGTGGAGTTTACTCCTTTCGCTACCGCATGATCCGTCTATTTTGCAGAGATTGGAGGCGATAAGTTGAGCAGGACCGTACGTACACGTGGCGGCCCACAAGTCAAAGGCTATAGCGAAGCCGGGGCAAGCACCACAAGGCGCTCCTTGAAGAGTTTCATTCCTCGAAGCGGTTC